GTATTTGCCATCGATCATAAAGTCGGTTTTATCCGAATAACCGACCCTCCCCGTCACTTGTAGCATCGAATGAAAGAATGTCTCCCGAAGATTGCCCGTATCCGCTTTCCGGTTGGCGAAGGCATAAGCGTAGTTGGGGTTGCCTAAATATATTTTCTCCGGTTTGACGAGTCTCTTCGTACCCTGCGCTTCCTTGTCGACCATCAGGATGGCCTGTGCTCTCCCGAGTGCTTCCAGATAGGTCAGCAGACTGGGGCGCGTCGTACCGACCTGCATAGCCAACTGGGATATGTTCGGTGTAAAAGGAACGCTGTCTGCAACGACCGAGAATAGCTTTTTAATCTTTGCGATCGTCGGGAACTCGATGTCGATGGTGGCTGGCAGGTCGACTTCTATAACGGTATTCACCGTCTCGGCCAGCCGGGAGAAATAGCCTTCTTTATCCTCCTTGTAATACGGGAAATAACCGTATTTGAGGTATTCGCGCAGTACGGCCAGCGGACGGATCTGCCTGCCGATCTCCGCAGCGATGCCGACATGATTTTTCAGCACTTCTTCCAGCGTCAGCGGCTCGATCTTTATACCGTGCTCGTAAAGCAAGAACTCGCGCAGCGACATGCCGTAGAGGGTATACTTGATCGCACGGCGGCTCAGGTCCGCACCGGAGCGATATATGTCCAGCATCGACGAGCCCGTAAAAACGACTTTCAGTTCCGGATAGGAATCGTAGATGTTTTTGATCTCACGCGCCCATCCGTCGTATTTGTGCACTTCGTCCAGAAAGAGAACTTTCCCGCCGCTTTTGTAAAACTCGTCGGCCAGATCCACCAATGTGTGTGTGCTGAACCATAGATTATCCAACGAGGCATACAGGACTTCTCCGGTAGCGATGTCGTAATTCTGCCGGATGTGCTGTAGCAGCATCGTGGTTTTGCCTACTCCCCGGGAACCGACGATGCCGATGAGCCGGTTATTCCAGTTGATCTGCGAGTAGAGGTAACGCACGAAACGCAACTGCGTACGCGATACCAGATGGTGAAATATTTGACGCAGCGTCTCCATAATTGCAAAACTATTTTCTGCAAAGATAGTTGTATTTTCTGAAATGCAAAAAATATGAGAATTTGTATATTTCAAAATACATTTTTATCATGCAAGCGC